CTAGGCATAAGAGAGGTTAACGTGAGGAAGCCTGTCATAGGCTTATTAGGTAGAGTACCTGTAAGCTGAATATAACCACCGCCAACAACCCCGCCTCCTAATACATCGGAGAGCGTCTTTGCACTAATACTCTTCTTAGGCGGGGGTGTTTCTATATACACCTCTTCAGGTGTTGCAAAATTTACTGAAATAGTAGATGCCATTAATAATAGTTATTTAAAAAAACTATTTTTAAACTATAATTCGGGTAAGCTTTATGTTATAAAAGTTAAAAATTTTTTTTGAGTTATCTGCACACTCATTTTCGTATTCAGAAATATATACTACTTCTGGTATATTCCAAGCTATTATTTGTCTGGCACAAGACTCACAAGGCAATAAGGTTACTGCAATTAACCTACATTCATCTCTACTAAAAAGTGATAGAAGATTAGTTTCTGCATGTATCATAAAAGGCCTCCTTTTATCTCTATCAAGCCAGAAATCATCGCTGACATCTAGGCCGCTCTGCAGACCGTTATATGCAACTCCTAATACTCTATTATTAAAACCTAAAGCACAAGCTCCTACTTTTCTAAAAGGATCTTCTGATCTTAAGGAAGCAGATTTTGCTAAATTTGCGGCATATACTTCCCAGCTTACTCTAGAAGACATGATTCAAACAACTCTCTACTTCTTCCTTTAAATAAGGTACGTTATATCTTACCCATTTTGCACGCGTCATATTAGTATAATCTTCTGCTTTTGTACGTTTTAACCAGTAAAAACAAAGTCTATTGATATCCTTACCAGTCATATTTTGATAGAAATACGCGTAAAAAGATAATTGTAAGCTATATTTAAAATATTCACCATTAGGTAAATGCGATATAGGTTTAAGAAAACTTTTATGTTCAAAATCGTTAGTATATTTTATCTGTTTGTTAGTTTTAAAATCAACAATACTAAATTTATTACCTTCGTCGACAATAAGATCTGAGGTACCAGCAAGTTTATGACTTAAATCATATATTACAGATTCTGTAAGAAAGCTACCTTGAAACAATTTAAACAATTCGTCGGTAATATCTTTTACAGGGTTAAAAAAATTACCTGGTTCAATTACTTTTTTGTTTAATGCATTTTCAATTAAACTATGAATCTTGGTACCGAAATCAGTGCTGCTTTTATTTTTACTAGTCCAATTTTCCCTAACCTCTTCTACATTCATACCATACTTCGAAGCATATGCTTTACTTTTTTGCTCAAAGTCAAAATGCGGTACAAATTGATTTATAAAACGAGTTACGCTTTTATATTCTTGACCTAGCTCGTCACTATAAGTGTGACTAGTAGGTTCTAAAGTTATTTTCATTCCTCTATATTATAAGGATCGACTACTTGAAAATCAATGTCTTTATTGAAGCAACCTACTTGTAGTAGATTACTAAAATTTATATATTGATCTTTACTTAGATATAGTACTCCTATATCATCTTTATCTGCTTTTAACTGAACATGTACACCACCACGTGGGGTTCTGTTAGTTACCGTAAGTTCTATACTATTCATTAATTTTCACAAAAACCGCCCTTAAGAGAAAACACAAGCTTACCGTTGTTAATAATCCTAACAATTTCCTCTCTCAATGCATTAACTTGATCTAAACTCTGCTTATGAGCAGCAATTGCATTAGAGTCTTTAACTTGTATTTTTCTACATTTAGTTTTATCGTAAATGTCTTCAACTATAACCGAGTATGTATTCATTTTTATGTATGATAATCTATTTATTTTATTTTACAATATTTTTTTATACAATAGGCGCAGTTTCTGCAGCTGCTGGTTCTACTGGCGCGGCTCCTCCAGCATCAGGCGCTGGTCCGAATTCTGGTGGGACCTCACCACCCTCTGCGCCTCCAATAGGTGCCCCTCCCATCTCGCCACCAGGCATCATGCTACCTGGACTACCTGCTGCCATAGGCTGACCTTCAACCCCTCCACCAGGTGCAGCAGCTTTCTTCCAGTTAGGCCCTGCAGCCTGGATTTGCGCAAGCTCCCATTCAAACTCTCTATCTTTTCTAAGAAACTCTCTATTAACAAGAACTTCCTTATCAGACCATTTTAAGTATCTTCTTTGAGCGTATGTTTTAGAAATACTTTCGTTTTGTGTCATTTGATTAAACGCATTAGCTTTAATTTCAAGTTTTTGAGATTCCCTTAACTCGTAAAAATTTGTAGGAGGTGTAAATTCAAGATTAAAAAAAGATTCCTTAAGATCATTTTTTTCCCATATCTTTTTTAATTTTAAATGAGTAATAAATCCATTTTTAAGACCTGAAGCAAAATGTTGCTGCAATCTTACTAAAAATTTTGCAAATTTTAATTCTTCCCTCAGCATTGTCATTGAGTCGTTGATTGCACTTTCCTTATTCAATCGACCTGTTGGTACTTTTAAAGACTCATATAATTTTTCTTGGAAATATTTAATATCTGCCAATTGATCGAGATTTGCAGCGCCTGGTAGTGCCTGTACTGAAGTACCTTCTGAACCTTGTCTTTTTGCAAACCAATAATTGTCTAGATATGATTGAGGGTTAAATTTATTAACTTGACCACCTTGAGAAGAATCATATGTTCTCTTTGACCAGTATGATTGCATTAACCTCTTAAGATAAGCTTCAGCTTTAGGAGGTGACATATTACCCACGTCTACGTTAAAAACTAATCTTTCAGGAGCTCTCGCTAATCTATATATAACAATACTATCTTCAATTAAAGAAAGCTGCCTGTAGGCTCTACGGCAGTTCTCAATAAAAGGAATTCTCATTGTTTTGTTTTCATTCCATGTACCAGAATTGATATATGTTACTTGATTCTTATCTAGTGGTATTAACTGATAATCTAATATTTTGTTCGGGTTACCAGGATCAAAGATAGGCTTTCTTAGAAGATAGCCTTTAACGATCATGTTTTGCACGTTACCAAAAATAGGATCGATTAGCTCTGTAGGAACAATTAATGCTCCTAAAATACCTGCTTCAGAATGATCCTTATGTATTACGTGTTCAAAATATAATTCTCCATCAGTGAGAACATTGCGGAAATATTCCCAGCCTTTTTCTTCTAGTTCAAAATGCTCTACGTACTTTTGAAATTCTTCTTCGATATCAGTTTTTATAGAAGAAGGTAATTCATCGTTTCTGAATATTACTTTTATAATAAGACCGTTATCGTCTTTGTTAATACATTCATCACATATTTCATCTAACGCGTTTGCAACTTCAGCAAACGCTCCCATTACTCTATAATCTCTTAATCTAGAAATCTTATCAGCCTGTATGTTTGCATACATGTACTGAGAAAAATTTGTATCAATGTTAAAAAACGCAGCAGGCGAATCATTGTTAAATTGTGTATTAGAGGATATTGAATGCTTTGTTAAAGCTTCTACTTTCTTAGATCCTGTATCTTGAAATTCTACAAACTTTGGATTAAGTTTTTCAATAGTATCCAAAGTGTTATAAGAACCATACGGCATGTATGAGTTGACATAATTCATCAACGATCTACCGAAAGTATTTTCTCTACCAGTACTGGAATTTCCGTATTCTGCCACGTTTATATTTAGTTATTTAATTTTTTTATCTACTGAATATAAAAAAATATAGTTGATTTTTGTATCCCAGATCATTATAATATTAATAGATATAGAAAAGAAATATTGTCTTTTGTTTTTTATCTTGATTTATCTAAAATTTAAATTACTATTTATATATGATTATTGATCCTACTAAGAATCCTGAGTGTAAAATTTATGACGGTGAGCTGCTTCATAGCCGGTTTGCTTATCGATATTTTAAAAGCCGTGTACTACCTCAAGGTAATATTATTGCGTTCCGTGCTCCGGCTAAAGTAGAAGCTGCTGGTATGATCGATCTAGAGGATATTATGAGCGCAGATTTCATTTATAGTGATGATATGATTCACTTTATGTATGAGATACCTATCTTGAGCTCTCCCTTCGGTGCGGTCGCGTTTCAACGTTTGTTTAATAGCAATATCGCAAACATCCTAGGATCAAAATATATTAAAGCACCAATTGAAATGAGAGGTGACGATATGATTGTTCATAAAATTTTTACAAAAAATGATATTACACAAGATAAGGGTAAGGCCAGCGTGAGTATTGTTTATGTTAAAGATAATGTCGCAATGGGTCATACAGGTATCAACATCCGCGCTGGTTCGAGAGCTCCGAGTTTTGCCTTCAGTACTGAACTGACAGATGAGCAGTCGACCGCTTTTATGGAAGATTGTATTGAGACTTTCTATCAAATGGTTGAAGATATTTTTGTCGCTACGACTAAAGTCATCTCGTAATGCCTAATATATTTGATTTTCTTAACGGTATCCTTTTTTCCAAGAAAGAGATGCCTGTTAATAGTATGGAAGATGAAAAAGGTTTTGACATCTATATGATTAATAGATGGGTATCTATGACTAGTCCTGATAATGCTAAGATTATTAACGAGACAACGAATAGATTTTCTACCGTTTTTGATTCGAAGCAATCTCAATATAAATTCTTACAAAGTATCATACCTAAACAGAAATTTAAAAAGATAGATTACATTAAGAGAAAGAGTGTTGATTAACAATAGTCGCGGTATAAGTCAATTATATGGCGCAACTTGATATTGATAAATTAACACCTAGTAGAAGTCTTATTGACTTAACTGGTTTTGCAGCAAATTCTCTAGATAGTACTTTAATAGGATATGATCTCGAAAACGTACTGGATGATATTGTTCTAGCTGAACTTATCGACGTCGGGGTATCAGGTAACGAAATTATTCGTAACGGTCTTGTTATTCCTGTTAATGCAGAAGCTAAGGCCTGGCGTATTGGTGAAGTAGTCCTTTGCGGTAAAGGTTGCACGCTAGTTCAGAAAGGTGATTTAATCTGCTTCCCTAATAATATGGGTATTAATATTTCAAAAATTACTGTAGTTGACTATGGTCAAATCGAGCATGGTCAATTTCTTAATGAACACAGAATCTTTGGTGTAGTTAAACCCAGAAAACAAAACGATGTTAATCAGCCAGACGAGTCTAGCAGCAGTACTGAAAAGTAACGTTTGCGAAATTAAGTTTTTAAGGAGAAGACCTAAGCTTGGGAAATCTCCTTTTAGACGTATGGTCTGCACTAACGCAAATCAATTGCTTTTGGATATTGATGGTAGACTTACATTAAATTATGCGCCTCCTAAGAAGTTACCTAAGTTTAATCCCAATGAAAAAAATGTCGTAATTGCATGGGATGTATTAATGCAAGATTTTAGAGCTATTAGCTGTGATAATTGTGAATTAATAAAAACAGTACCTGCTAATGAAGAATTTTGGGAATATTTTAAAAATGAATTATCAGTAATGTCTGCAGGTCAGAAAATGATGTTCATGGACTCATAATTATGACATCTGAAAAAAACTTTATACCGTTTTTGCAAAAAAACATTAGCATTATGCTAGATAATAAAACTCTAAAACAGGGTAGACTTTTATTATTTTGTATTAAAGATTTTTATCTAAACTTTACTTTATTGTGTGGCAATGGTACAAAAACGTTTGAATTGCCCTATCCCTTTGATACCTATATGGAGTCTTTAACATCACATGTACTAATTTTAGATTACAAAATAATGACTCTTACAAATACTGTACCTGCTCTAGATGGTAATGTTTCTCTTTTAAGTGTTAACGGTAAGCCAATGAAATTTTTTAATAATACGGTAAAAATTATTGAAACAAAATAAATTTCCTGTATAATGATAGTGTGCCTAAAAAATTACTAAATCATTTTCCTAAGGATTACGAGCCTTCAACCAGTCAGGTTGATATAATTAAAAAAGTCGATAGCGCGTTTTCGCAGAATAATAAATTTTGCATAGTTTCGGCTCCAACAGGCACAGGTAAGAGTTTCCTTGCTATGACATTGGCTAATGCCAGTAACCCTCCTTCTAGTGAGTTTACTAATTTAATTAAGTCTTATGATGCTTATAAGCAGGACTTTAGCGGCAACTATACAAATCAGATTGAATGCGAAGAAGAGTTCCCCTTTGGTACCTTTACTTTGACAATAACTAAGAGTCTTCAAGATCAATATAAGGACCTTTTTGATGAAATAAGCATATTAAAGGGTAAGAGTAATTATATGTGCGAAGTGGATCAAGTGTCGACTGTTGATGCAGCTCCTTGCTTAATAGCGCCTAAAATTAAAGAATCATGCTGGGAGTGTAACAAGTGTAGTTATTATAATGATAGAAATGAAACTCTTTTATCTAAGCACGGTGTTTTGAATTATAAGATGTTCTTACATCTACCTAGACATTTAAAACGTAAGAATTATATTATTTGTGACGAAGCTTCTGAATTAGAAAACGAAATGGTTAAGATGTTTTCTATTAATTTAGACATAGCAAAGCTACAGAAATTGGGAATTAAGGTACCTAAGATAATCAGCTCCGAGAGCAAGGTAGTAAGAGAGTGGTTAGATAACCTCTCGTTAGTATTGAGTGATTATATAGAATCATTAATGAAAAAACATGCCGTTAATACTAATCTTGTAATGGGTGAAAAGAACAAGATATCTCTACTAAGAAATTTATACTGGCAAATTAATCAATGTCTCAGTGAGTGGCAGACTTGTGACTGGGTAATTGATTTCCCGCAAAAAGATATTTTAACTGTTACTCCTTTAAAAGTTAATACTTTAACAAAGCATATTTTTGATTATGCAGATCAAGTTGTATTAATGTCTGCTACTATTATTGATCATAAAAAATTTGCTGAATCCTTAGGTATCAGTAAGTATGAATATATTGAGACAAATAGTAATTTTGACCCTAAGCAAAGCCCTGTATACTTGAGTAACTCGCAGGGACTTAATCACTCAAACAAAGCTCAACTGTTACCTATTATTGCAAATCAAATTAAAGAGTTATGTAAACTCTTCTCTGATAAAAAAGGTATTATTCATACTCATAGTTCTGATATTACCTCTATATTACAGAAATATCTCAAGGAAAAGAGATATCTGTTTAGAGATGAATTATCAAATAATGAAGAGATTCTTAACAAGCATATGAATTCAAAAGAACCTACCGTGTTAGTGAGTCCTTCATTAACCCACGGTATCGATCTTAAGGATGATCTAGCCAGGTTTTGTATAATTGTAAAGTTACCTTACTTACC